CTATCACCTGAGATAAAATAACGGAACTGAGATTTCTTTTTGATTACAGTCGAATTCAGAAGGTTAAGATCATAGTTGTCTTGTAGAGTATTGATCAATTGTTGGACTTGTTTACTCAATGATGCAAGGTTAATATCACCGATTTTATTTGTACCTGAGATAGTACGAACACCATCTTGAGCCAAGAAGAGAATATCACCATTCATTTCTATGATACTATCAGGAGCGATGACACCAATATCCTGAGCAACGTCTTTGATCACAAAATCTGTACCATCTACGGTGATCTTTCTAATTCTTTGATTACCAAAGATATATAAATCTTCACGGAATGGTCTAATACCGTCAACTTGATATGCTGCATTTAACTGACCACCACCACTAGCAACAGTAAAATTCAGTGGGTCTAAAGGTGCAGAATGACAGACAATGTCAGGGTATTGATAATCACCAGAAAGGAATATATGGTTCTCAAAAGAGGTCACATACTGTGGGGCATCAAGTAGTTGATCTCCACCAGGACTCATTGCAGTTCCTGTACCAGAAACTTGTAGACGGTACCAATTAGCACCATCATAGACAACAGCACTGTTGACACCATCTACGAAGATGATATAAGATACACCTTCTATAGATACTTTATGATGCCTGATTTTAGTGACTGATCTGTGAGCAGATACTGTATTATGAGTAATACCTGTCACAACAGCAGTCCAACCTACACCTAGCGCATATTTATAAAACTTGTATGTATTACTAGCTTTCTGTTTTCTAGCTGCAAAGATCGACTCTGTGCCATCAATACCTGTATAGATAGCTAGTCCTAGAATCTTACCTTCAGCATTAGTATCATCTACAGTCGGAAAATCAACATCAAACGGTTGATACCCATTGATTCTACGATAACCACCATAGAGGCCAACTTCGTAATTGATTAGACGAGACGCTCCACCCGGTAGATTAGTATCAAGGAAAAGATGGTTTTCAGTACTATCTAGACCACCTTGGCAGATTACTGTAGCACTGGTTAATTGATCAGCCATTATTTACCTCGCTACAACAAAACCTTGGTATGCAGACCTCCAGAAAGGCCCACCAAAAGATACTCTACGATCTATGATGTCATCTTTACGAGGTGCAAGATAACCCCTCATTTTAGAAATTGCTTTTCCAAATTCTTGAGTCCAAAAATTACCCTGATCTAGATTGTCCTTCATAAGATTGAAATGTTTCAAAGCTCCAGCCATGATAACAAAATCCCATCTTGTTGGAATCGTAGTTGTGTCATCATAGGCTGACATATCTGTATTTATTTGATAATAATCGAAGAGGACAGTATAAGCCTTATCGGGACTAGGAGTTACGCCAAATCCAAGATCAGCACCTTGGTTCGACATAAAAACAAATTCAGGAACAGACCTACCATCAGAACCCTGATCTTCATCTTGAGGTCTAAAGAATTGATACCATTTATCTTTCGAAATCAATCTCAACGAAGTAGTATTAATCGATAGTGCATCATCTTTTTCAAGTCTGAAACTTTCCCAATCTGCACTCTCAAGGTCAGCCGGTAGGGTGTATTGAGTACTCCCTTGAGTCAACAATTGACTTCCGGTCTTGAAGTTAAACGACCACTCTTTTTCTTCTGCCATAATTTCATTGATAGAAGCTAGGACACAATCTTTAGCCGTAGCTTGAATACCCCTAGCACTGGCAAAAGAAGTACTAGTCAATTCAACTTCATTAATCCTTCGAAGAAGTTCATTCGTCAACTCAAGGAATGTGCTCATTAACTGGAACCTTTCAGGTTTTTCATAGTCCTATTCTCTTTGAAATAAAATTCATTATCCAACCAGAGAAATATAGGAAAATTGAACCGACAAAACCTAGAATAACAACTGCACCTCCGAGACGTGCTTCCCAAGTATCCCATTTACGAGACATTGTGTCATTACTTTCTTTTATGATCTTAAGGTCTTGTCTGATTTGTTCTACATCTCTGATTAAATCTTCGACTTGTGTCTTAATGACACCTATCATATAATTTTGATCATCCATAGAGATACCCCTTTCATAAGGAAACTCCCTTGGAGGTTTATTTCCAAGGGAGACCTATAAGGTTAGCTCTTAGGCTGAGCAACACCCGGACGAGCCACCTCATCAACTTCGACAAGAAGAGCCGAAACTGTGATCGTACCACCAGTCCAAGTACCAGTAAGACCTGCAATCAAGAGGTCAATAGTATCTTGAGCAGACGGCTGGATAGTAACCGTAGCGGCAGACGAAGTGGAAATTGCATAAGTGGATGCAGCATAATAATCATATGCCGATGCCCATGCAGTAGCCGATACACCGGTAATACCAAGCGAAAGGGTAAGAGCCGATGCCGTACCAGAGATTGCGGAAGACTTCTTTACCCAAGATGCCAAAATAGCAGTACCCTTGGGAACATTGAGGACTTCAATAACGTCGTTAGTAGCAAGACCAGAACCCTTTGCCGTCACAATATCTGCAACATTAAGAGTACGGCTGATGACGTAAGGACGGCGAGTAGCAGAAGCTAGAGTGGGGTTGTTTACACCATCACCCGTCCAACCTGCCATAGAAACAGTAGCCATGTATTATTCTCCTTCTTTAAAATTAAGCGTTGACGTTGTAAATAACGCGAGCCAATGCCTGAGGACGAAGAATCTTACGACCATACATGTGCATACCACGGACGATATCCGAGAAGCTCATTTCAGAACGGAAGGACTCAGTGTTCTTCAGACGTTCTGCGGTAGCAACAGCCGAATCATGACCAGCGACGATAACACCATAGTTCGAAGACGAACCATTGTTATCAGCCGTACCCGGACCAGTACCTGCCGACGGAAGATTGTTGCTCGTGTAGACACGGAAGCCACGAACCTTGTTAGAAGCGATCAGACCATTAGAAAGCTGTTCACCTTCCTGGTAGAAACGATCCATGAACTTCGAGTTTTCGTCACGAAGGATTTCCTGGAAGACCGGATCAACAACGACCCAACGACCATCCGGATCAACGTTCTGCTGGTCGAAGAGACGACCAATACGAGACAGAACTGCAAGCGGAGTTGCGTCATAAGTACCAGAGACACCTACAGCGACAGAGTCCGACGACGAGCCGCCAGACACAAAGGTATTACGAGCAAGCTTATGGATCGAGAGAAGTTCATCTGCATCAGCAGAGGATTCGGACTTAGTACCATCTGCACTAGAACGAGCCGTCCAAGTACCAGAACCCGGAGTAGCTTCGTAAAAGCCAGAAAGATAACCGAGAACTTCACGGTCGAAGGCATCAGCGATCTTATAGGCTGCACGATCCTTAGCAGCAGACTCCCAATTGACGTGGCTCATAGCCTTTTCGATGTCGTCAATCTGGAACTGGTAGTAGTTAGCCTTATTGATGATAAGCGTAAAGCTCTCATCCGTCAGGTCCTGAGATACAAGCTGCGTACCGCGAGCAAGCGGGTTAACAGTGATTTCAGGCTCTTTAATGATTACAACCGAATCACCAAAGTTAGAGATCTCACCGAAATATTTTACCTTAATGTGTAGACTATTTTATTCTACACCTACAAGTTTCCCTGTAGAAGAGACTATATCATCAGTGTCATATTCAACACTGTCTGGCACTCTTGGATTATAATAACTTGGAAGTTTATACCTCATCGAAGGTATTACATACTCATTAATCAAACTCTCAAATTTCTTTGCTTCTTTTGTGTTGAACATTATATTCCAACTTTTATTTTTTGCATAGAAACTTTTCTTAGCAGTAATACCCCAAGTTTTTTCAAAATAATGAATTATCTTGTCAACTTCAGTTTCTGTACAGTATGTGTACAATCCTAAAATCACAGATGACACAGAACCGTCGGGTCTTTTTGTTTTCTTACAACCACCATCGTCCATATACCATAGTGCTATGGCTTGTGGAGTCAAGTAGTTAAGAATTCTATCAGTAAAGTATTTCTTATTGTCATTAGAATAGAGATATTTATGTAGTATTCTGAAAGATTTGTGACATCTAGAAAATCTACACGATTCATATTCTACACCCTTAACTTTTGGTTTTTCATAGTGCATCTTGGGTTTTTTACCACCCATAATGGAATGAAATAAGTTAAGTTTATATTGACAATATTCTTCTTGTTTGATCGAATGACAAACTACATATTCATAATAGACAGAAGGAGTTCCATCTAGTTGAGTATGATGTTTTCTTTTTAAACAACCATCACCAAGAAGCATACCTAATAGTATTGCCCTTGAATTCTTATTCAATTATTTCTCCTTACCAGCATTAAGCCGATTTCAAAAGTTATTATAATCTAGTCGTTACGCCTTCTCATCCCTGAGCTTGGCTCGGTATTGTCATATCCAAAGGACTTAGAGTTCCACCGAATTCACCAGATTTTTATACACAGACTATTTCGTTAATCAGTGTTAGTAACATCCATGACGACAGACTTCTTACGAAACTGATCCTGGACCTTCTTAGAGTAGATTGTGGGGGACCATGCGCCACCCTGAAGCTGACCGTAGCCAACTGCACTTTGAAATGCCATATTATATTCTCCTTAGTTTATATTGATTTTCTTATTTTCAGAAATCAATACTCGCTTTAGAGGTCATTAGTTTAAGGTATTCTATTGAGGCTTAAATAATGAGTATTCTAATTCTGTATCAATTTTGTAGTCAAAGGTCGGATTACCGACGAGCACCACCCGTTATATCGTATTTGACTCGACCTTTACGTCGTGCTTCATCAATCTTAGCCTCATTCTGGCTCCACCAGCGAGGGTTCCGAGATGTCTCACGTTCGATTTGAGATTCTGAGTAATCATAATCCGGATCATTGTCATCGGAAAATGAACTCTGTGTCTTGATCTTTACAGCCTTTGCGATGTCCCGATCAGAAGGGTCTTCTTTTTCAGACTTCTTCTTACCAGTTTTAGCCTTATATTTGTCTAGAACAAAAGAGGCTGAATCTACATCAAAGGACTTGTAAATCTTATCCTGTTCAAGCTTACTCTGACGACTCAGCCAATCATGGAAATCAGGGTCAGAGAAAAGAGTTTCTGCATCAGGATGTCTGGACTTAAGCTCAAGGAGTGCCTTTTCTCGCTGCATCTGAGCCGACTGAACCTTAAGATCACCAATCTTTGCGTCAATCCGCCTGTCTACACGAGCATCCATGATACTGGCAAAATCGGGATATTCATCTTCCCATTCCTTCAACTCAGCTTCAGTCTTAGGTGGTCGGATTTTACCCTGCTGGATATTTCCCATATCCTTACGCAGTTTGTCGATTTCTGCCTTCAATGAGGCTTCCTGTTCTTGCTGGTGTCTACGTAGATCACCATAGCGCTTCTTCCAGTTCTCCTCCTCAGGAGTTGCTACACCTTCTTTAAGATTCTTTTCTACAGTCTCGTTAATTTCAGTTTCTGCGAGTTCTGCTGCAATCTGAGGATTCTTATATTTGGGCATGTTGTTCCTTTATGTTTACGGGGCGACAAAAGTGGTCATCCTGCCTTGGGATGAGATTTTTCGGTTGCCTAGGATTTAAAAGAGTCCGGGACTACTGTACCCACCATTATTAGTAGAGTCTCTGTCGTCTGGACTATTGTTATCTGAATTAGTTACATTAGGTCTGTCTGGGAAGTGACTGGTTGAGTAACCTGAGCTACCACCATTAGTTCCACCAGACACTGTATTTGTCTTACCTCCGAATAGATTAGAGAAAAGACCTTTCGTACTAGAAGCCAATCGACTCATGAAAGACTGTTGTTCAGGAAACTGTTGATTAAAAGTTCCTATAGCTGCTTGCTGTTGAGCTTTAGTAGCTTCCTGAGCATTAGCCAATTGTTCACGAAGTCTAGCTTCTTCAGGGGTATATGCAGTCCTTTGATTGGAATCTGTCGCTTCAAAGGATACTGGAGCTACTGATGGAATCCCTGTAGAATTAGGGACTGATAGTTCTCCGATATAACCCTGTTGATCGAATACTGTTGATCCGATATTCTTTGCTGTTGAATTAGGAGTAAACCCTAGAGCTTCTCTCTGATTATTAACAGCCTCTGTATTACTTGCGTTGATACCTAGATTCCCAAGCTTCCCTACAAGACCTATAGGGCCAGGGACAAAACTAGCAAACCCCATCCAGCCAGGTTTATTATAATAACCATAAGCATTACGTGACGTAGAGGAATCATTTAGATTCGGTTTGTCATTTTCTCCTGTATGCTTCCAGTCAGTATTTATTTCCTTGGCCAGACTTTCATCTGTCTTAGTCTCAGTTGTCTTAGCTGCAACATTAGGAGTAGTCTTGACCTGTGTCGTATCAATTGTGTTATCAGACTGAATTACGGTATAACCTTCGGGGTTTACTTCCTTACCAGTCCTTGCATCAACATAAACGACTCTAAGGGTTCCATCAGGTGCCCTGACCAATTTCTTAAGAGCGAAGGGTTTTTTTACAAACCCTTGATCTTGATTCATCCGAGACTTTTCTGATTCATTAATCGTATCCATCTGAGTCTCCTACAGAAGATGTTGAGGAAGTATCTGATGTATCCGAAGAAGTAAATCCACCAAATATCCCACCTGTAAAACCCCCAGTATTCGAAGTAACACCTGAAGTGTCAGAATCAACAGAAATACCAGAGTCTACCGTAGTTCCAGTACTAGTAGTGTCTGAAGTAAGACTAGATGTAAATCCAGTACTCACAGGTCCAGAAGAGACACCATCGTTAGAGGAACTACTAAACGAAGAGGTCGTAGTACCTGTAGATACTCCATCACCTGTATTTGAAGTTGAAGCATCAGGTGTACTGGACGTAGATGTATCTGCACTAGAATCTGTCGAAGTGTTAGAACTAGTCGAGTCAACAGAGATACTAGGAGCAGTATTTGCTATCGAATTCGATACTGTAGAACCTGGGGCTGTAAATCCGGCAGATACAGCATCGTTGATCTTAGCGGTATTTTCTGCTGCTTGGAGCCCAGAATCAGCTACAGCATTCTTATCCGTCGAGACATAGTTTCCAAAACCGCCTGTAGGATCACCATAGACACCTGTGTTCGAAGGTGAAATCGAAGGTTGATAACCGGTTGCAAATCCTGTTGTAGCACTATAATCAGGTGCTATTCGAGACGTATCAGTCATAGAAGGGACATTGGCATTCAGGGTTGATTTTTGAGCCTGATAACCTTGTGTAAAGTTCCCTAAGTCTGCTGGAGTCGGGTCACCAAATCTTGAAGTATCAAAGTTCTGAGTATTATAATCCTTCTGAGCGTCGTAACCTTGAGTGAAGCTACCTAGGTTTGCAGGTGTAGGATCACCAAAACGACTAGAATCGAAATTATCTACATTGTAACTTTTCTGAGCATCATAGCCAGTAGAGAAATTACTATTGGCTGTTACATTAGGAGCAGCCCGTTCTTGTTCCATCTGCTTAAGGTGGTCAAGATTGTTCTGATCCATCTGTTTTACTTCAGGTGAATCAATCGAAGGCCAACCTTCGGTATTAGGATCAACATAATCTCTCTGAGCCTGATAACCTAGAGAAAAGCCTGAAACATTACTAGGTGCTACACCCAGAGACATAGATTCTGGCATCTTCTGAGCAGCATAGGCAGCAGCAAAACTCGTAGGGTCGTAGACTGGAGATACTGTAATCGGATTATTCGTCAGTTCTTGAGACGCAGGGAAAGCAAAAGAATTCTGGAAGCTAGTGTTGATAGCATTAGTCTCGATTGCATTCTTCTGATCTTCAGACAAATAATGCTGAGTCGGTGCATAATTCTGATCGACACCAAACATATGAGGTCCGATCTGTTCTTTAAACCCTAGATCATCAGCCCAAGAAGGATTGACAAGACTAGGATTATAGTAATTGGTGTAAGGCTGTCTCTGTGTCGGATCAGACAAAATCTGTCGAGCAAGACC